GGAGCGTGGAGTAGAGATACGAGACTGGGAGAACAAAGACCGGGTACTTAAACAGGTAAGAATACTCGGCGGAAAAGCATACTTCCTTGCGGAGGACAAACCCAGGGATTAGAAAGAAGGAAAACTATGACACCAGACAGCATGGCAAATGAGGTAGAAGAACAAAAACTGCTTCTCAAACAGTACCTCGGACAATATTATTATGCCAAGATGAAAAAGAAGCAGTTGGAAGCCAGACTTCGTACTTTCAGAGAAAATATGCTCGGCACAAAGGGGATGCAATACTCCCCAGTGCCACGCAGCCAGACCAACAGCGTAGGAGATGGACCGGCAACGCAGGTCATCTGTGCAATGGAGATCGAGGACAGAATCGAATCACAGAAAGCAGAGATGGCAAAGACCATGCTGAATGTGATGAAGATCATGGATTTTTTACCAACGGACTCCACGGAACGAAGCATGCTGGAATACAGACACATTGACTGTTTGAGTTGGAAGCAGGTGTGCAAGGAAGCAAACATGACAAGGACCCCTTGCAACAAATACTACAACGCAGGAATTGACAAGCTGCTTACATACAAAAAAGTACAGTCAATTTTACAGGAATTCGCCTCCTCCCAAGAACCCTCAAAGCCTTGAAATTGCTTGACTTCGGAGTAGGGGGGGGTAGAATTGTAC